TTAAAGAGGAAAGCAAACACCGTTCCCTGCGCCAGCGAGCTAGAGAAGCTGCTCATATAATCCCCGCACAAAACGACGTCACGGCCCATTAACACGCGTTCGGGCTTCCCGGCAATGCCGTAATTTACTCGCGCAATCGGATGGCCTTCTGCATCAGTCATCCCAACAAAAGCCATAAATGTTTTCTTTGTCATACCCCAAAGAGCCCCGTTTTCGTATGGTTGAGGCAGTGCCGCTTCGGCTTCAATGAGAACATCATAATCTAGGTCGTCATAAGTCAATGCTTGCCCGGCGGCAGGGGTTTCAGCCAGAATACCTCTGTTTGAAGCCGACCCGTCAGCGGTAGAAAGTATAACCGCTTCTATTTTTTTGACCATTGCTTCACCAACCTGACGCACAAAAATTTGTTCAAAAATCGGAAGTGCCAAGACGCTTGATTCAACCGTCATGGAAATTTCGCAACGCAGTTTAAAATTCGTAAATGTTATGCTCGTCGAAGTCGTTTTTTGCTGTGTGAAACTCCCCGCACCCTCGTTCACAAATTCGGCGGTAGGCTTTGTAGCAGAGGTAGGAATACTTATCCCGGCTGCAAATGCCGTGCGCGTGACAAGCGGCAAAATATTGCCGAAAGTCTCCATTGTCTCAATAATACGGTTTTGAATCACGGTCGGAATCGCACCCGCGATATCAGTTGTAGCTGTTACCGCATCCGCTCTCAGTTCGGGCGGAATCGGAGTTCCTCTTGTAACAAACTGTTGAAATGCTTTTCTATATTCCAAGTCGTCAGTGTCCATCTTCCTTATTTCCGTAACCGCGGACTTGACAACTCCAGGTATTTCTTTATTCACAACCTCAGTTCTTTCAACAACGTCCTTTTCATCCATGCCATCCAGCATTTTTTGAAGAGTTCTTATTTCTTCATTGAGCTCCTCTACTTCCTCCATAGCTCCGCGCAGTTCTTCTATGTTTTCCGACGCGTCAACTTGTTTATTTATCTGATTTTTTCTCTCGGTTTTCGCTTCAATTAGCGACTGTATTTTTCCCTTCACGTTATAATTCTCCTTTGATTTTTATTTTGAGTTTTAAAAGTTCTAGCTCGCGCAAGCTGTCCAGCCGCCTGATCTCGTTGTCCAACGATTCAAAGCTTCGCGCGTATATTGAAGTGGAATCATAAAAAGGCACATCAACAATCGAAACATCCCACAATTTTTCAATATTTGTGATTTCTCGAATGCTCTCGTCCTTCTTAATTTCCCACCTATCCCCGCCATCCGGCAGAGTAAAAGAAAAACTCATCTTGTCGATGAGCCCTTCTAATATGCATTTATGTAAATCTCTATTTGTTTGAGTGTCGATCAAATCAGCCATTATCAACAGCCCGGCTTCATTTTTAATCAGCTGCATCGATCTATTTCGCGTGCGTGCCATAATCAATACGCTGTCGTTATGATTGTAGCGGAGCGGAACGTCTGTCATGTTCGCTTCATCCAAAGCTCCGCGCTTGATGATTTCTGTAAATTTTCGATTATTGTAAATATGTGTCGCCGGTGATTCATAATTCAAGGCGTAACCCTGAATCAACATTCTGTCTTCGTCGTTTTCAACGGCTCTGATTTCCATTATTCGCCGTTCCCTGTCATTTGTTTTCCCCATCATTCCCTCCTTTTTGCATTAAAAAAGCACCCTATGTGGTGCTGTCTGTTTCATCCGCTTCTATACTCTCTTCCGGGGTTCCTTTATTGTTCACCCCAGCTTTCCCTTTTTGATACGCGTCAATATCTTCTATATTGACGTAATTCAGGCTCTGAAGTCTGCGATCGCCTCCGGTGAATGGCGGCGCCCCGAACATATCATTGATTTGATTCAGCGTCATGATTCCGGTCTCTTTCGCCAAATTAGCAAGATTCATTTTGTCAGCTGTGGCCATATAATTTATTTTACTGTAATAACACTTAATACGGTGCCCTACGTCTTGTTCGCGCGGCGTAAAAATACAAGCTGTCATAGCCTGTTCTAATTGAACAACAAAATCTTCGATGGCTGTTTGATAAAACGCGCTGTGCTGCTCTCCGGTGTAATCCCCACTCAGAACCGCGGCACTTATTCCATAGCGTTCTTCAATAATAGATTTCAAAAAAATCATTACATTTTCAGGGATTTCAGCAGCGTTTATATTGATAGGCGTAAAATCTCCGCCTAGATCTGTAGCAATCATCCCGCTTGTGCTTGTCACAATGTGATCTTCGAAATCTTTTCGGATATTTCCCAACTTGTACGAATCAGCCATGGTTTTAGCGCTGTATACGCCTTTTATCTGCAAACTTGCTTCAATCGATTTTGGAAGGCCTTGAATTGTTTTATCAAGCGCGCCTATTGTCCGGATTATATCCGTATTATTTACGCGCCCGTAATCATCGCCGCCGCCCACGATTGTATTTATTCCCCTTCGCCAGCGGACATGAATCAAGTCGGCGTATGGCAATGCGTACGATGTGCCGTCTTCAAAATCAAGCTTTATCTCCCACGCCTGCCCGTTATTTTCGCCGATATAAACTGCTATTGGGTTGAGCGGATAAAACGCTGTATATCTCCTAAATTGTCGCATATTCGGCGCGGTTATTGTCTCGTATTGCGGGTAAATAAACGCGTTGCAATTTTTACGCCGCAGCCATTCAACGCACGATAAGAAATCCGACGTTGTTTGAAGCGGATTCGGTTTAAAACGAAATAAACGCGTTATATCATCATTCTGTGTTTTTAGTGAATCGCCATTTTCGACGATGCTTTTTATTTCGATTTTACTTATTTCGCTTGCGACACGGTCAATCGCATTATTAACAAAGTCGCTAACATAAATATCCTGCCCGAAGCTTGAGAAAATGGGCTGTGCGTTGTTAATCCACGCGGCATAACGCGTACTCCCGTCCTGCCCGAAAACTTTTTTTAAATATTGTAATAATCCCATCAATGCCTCCTTTCGTTACTGCAGTAAATTCATAAAATCTGACCTGTACCACTCTAAAACAGCATATGCGTCTACTGCAGCCGCCAGCCCATCAATACGCTTCGCCACATGCATTTTGCACGGCATTATCCGCCCCAGAGTATCGATCTTAATCCCGGTGTTGCGCATACATGACAAATCGGCCTGGCTATTATTGTAATTTACTAGCTTGTCCCGCAAATCCGCTTCTAGTGTCCGCATCGGGTTGTTGAGCACCTTAAAATCTTGCGGCACATTGACAGCTATCTTCTCCCCAAACGCTTCTTCATACCGATTTTGAAAATCACGCGCGAAGCGGTTGTCGTATCCGCTTTTGAATGGTTTTAAATCGTATTCTTTAAATAACTCAAAATGCCAATCCGCGACCATGGACGATTCTACCGCATTACCCGATACAATCGTAAGATACCCGGCTCGCTCCCACTCCCGGTAATCTACATCGTCCGGACTGTCCTTTAATTTACTTTCGGGAATCCAATAATGACTATACAAGTATTTATGTTTGTCGCCTGCCCGCATAAGTAAAATCATCGAGGCGCACAAGTCGGTCGTCTCCGCAAAATCATTTCCGGAAATAAAAAAACCTCCGGTAAAATCTCTTATATCGAAGGTCGCTGTATTTAAAATTTCATGCTCTTGCATCCACGCCAGCGCATTTGATTGTTTAATGTTAAAATCTTTCGCAAGCATAAACGCGCGCGTTGCAGAATTTGTCTTAGCCTCCTCGACCAACTCGTCGAGGTAATACCATTTTTTTGAAACACCCAAATTTGGATTGCTTTTCTGCCAGCTTTTACGGTCCTGCCAAATTTCTGTAACACTATCTTGTGTGTATAACCAAACTAACCAACGGGGGCGCTCTAACTCGCCGCTTAGCGCTTGCCGGGCTTCTTTGAGTGTAATATCCAAATGCCCGTCTGTCGTAAATCCCTCGGTTGTAATCTCAATGTATAGTGGCTCGTCCTTAGTTGACATAGATTGTTTCAGCGGCCTGATCAGAGTGTCATCTTTCATTTCGTGACTCTCGTCCACAATGGCTATGTCTATGTTTCGACCCTCTTTACCGCCCGTTTTTGCCGACATTTTTTTAATTTTAGCTTTATTTTGATGACTGAATTTTCCTTTTTTTGACTTTTGTTTCGGGTTGCCCATGAAAATGCCCTTGATATTTTTACGGCTTACCGTCTCCAGTCTTTTATTTTCCTCGCGCATATTATTGACTTCGTCAAATAAAATACCCGCCTGCTCGTAATCATTCGAAGCGCAGAGAATGTTCGTCCCAACATTGCCGCAGAAAAACTCCGCTAAAGCCAATGCGCTGCAGAATACAGACTTCCCGTCCTTGCGGCCGATCACTAAAACCAAACTGGTGAACCGCCTTAGCCACACACCTTCAATTTTCATGTAAAATCCGTAAAGCGCTTCAATGATAGCTTTTTGCCACAACTCTAAAATAAAAGGTTTCCCAGCCCAAGGGCTGATGGAGTGCCGACATTCTTGTTCGATGAATCGAATGCGCTTGTTTGATTCTGTTATATCAAACACGTATAGCGGGTTGTTCATATCATCCATCAACAGATCTAATTGTGCCATCAATTCTTTCCCAACGATTATGTCAGTATTTTTACATTTGTCATAATATTCAGTCAGATAAGACATATTTATATCGCCTGATCGCTTCCGCCGTTATATCTGTTATATTACTTGCCATCAATTCCTCGCAAAGAATTTCATAACTATTGCGTAGCTGCAAAATTAAAAAAATCTGATCTACTGCTGTCTTCGCAAGTGCTATATCGGCAATAGATGTTATTCCCAGAGCGGCAGTAACGGCAGCGTCTAGCTGTGTTCTAGTTGTACTCATCCAAATCACCGTCATTTTCTTCCTGCCCGACGCATAAGTTTCTGCACAATTTATCTAATATGTTTGTAAGCGCCGCCGAGTGTTTTGCAATTTCGTTTGAAACCGGAAGTGTTCGTTGAAGCATTGTGTTCTCGGGATGAAATTGCACGAGACCTGTTTCTATAGCAAGACTGTTTAACCGCTTCAAATATATTCGCTCATATGCGGCTTGTTCGATCATGGCCGCCATCGCGTTTATTTTATTTTCATCCGCTCCCTCAAATTTTTCTACTAAGCGATTTATTTCTTTTTGTATTTCAGGTGTCAACATTGTAGAACGCTCCCTTTCTAATGTTTTCAAATGTTTTAAAACGAAAAGTCAAATTTTAGGCGTGTATCACGGATACC